GCTCAGATGACTCAACAGTATACATTCCCTTATATACTCCCTTTGGAGTTCCACACTGATCATTAACCATATGCATTGCATATGTAATGCTTGAACTTGGAATCTGATCCCAAACAGATTTTGGTGCAGTTATAATAACGCCAACATATCTAGATTGCTTTAGATCAAAACCACCAGCAAGTAAGTTGCTATCTAAGTTATTAGTAATAGCCTCTGCAATAGAAATCTCATCAGAGAAATTATCAATAGTTAATTCACCATAAACAGTAAGACCCTCTCCATCTGTAAATAACTTGCCCCATTCCATAGGATCAAGTGGCTTGTAGTCTGATGGCATAGAAGATAAAGTGTTGAATATATCAATAGGGCCGACAATCGCTTTATTGGCAATCTTAAAGAAATCGAATTGATTGACATTACTATAGATAGCCTCAATCTTTGCGTTATCTACAACAATAAGATTGCTAATCTTTTTAGTCTGAGTTGCCTTTGCAAGCTTAGATAGTGTTTCAAGAGCATTAGCTTTGGTCTGAGTATCCTCAGTGTCCATTGGTAATACTGTCATAACGACAAGTGGCTTACCAAGAGCAGATAGCATATCAACTAAAGTCTCACATGAGCCAGCACCTGATCCGCCGCCTAAACTTAGACATAGCACATTGACTTGAGATTCAGCAAGCTTTTCATTGATTAGCTGAGCGATTTCTCCACGATGAGCTTCAGCAGCAGCCTTACCAATTTCAACTTCTTTGGCGGCACCACCAAGACCATATTCTAGAAGAAGCTTATTAGCATCTGGAATATCGATAAACTTTAAGTCTTGCATTGCAGTATTGATTGCGACTGCATCATAGCCTAGCTTATAGAAGGCTTCTGCAAGTCTTGAACCGGCTTGTCCTGAACCTAATATACCTAATGCTAAACTTCTATCTTTTTTAGAAACGATCTTTGCGGCCATCTTACCCTCTTGTTGTTTTGCTTGGCTCTTTGCCTTTAGTGCGGCTAATTTATTTAGATCAATTGCTTCTGGCGAAGCTGGTGCAATTGGCTGATTTGAAACATCATCAATTACTTCTTCTTTTTTAACTTCTTCTGTTGTGGACGTTGCTGACATATTATCTCCTACACGTATTATATCACTTGAGAAAGTATTGATTAATTTCATACCATTTTACAGTGTCGATAATTCCATTCTTAAACTTGTAAGTTGGCTTCCAGCCCAATTTTTTAATTTTGGACGAGTCTACAGAGTATCTGAAATCATGTCCTTTGCGAGGATCTTCAACGAATGTAATTAATTCATGACCACGCCCAAGAGCATTGCAAATCTTTTGGATTACCTCAATATTTGGAAACTCTTGATTGGCGGAAATATTATATATCTCATTTGGCTTACCTTGAGTTAGAACAGTCCAAATTGCCGAAACATTATCAAATACATGTGTCCAGTCCCTAATCTGTAAGCCCTGACCGTATAGTGGGATTTTCTCGTTGTTCAGAACGCATTTTATAGCTTTCGGTATGAGCTTTTCGGACGTTTGGCGGGGGCCGTAGTTGTTAGAGCTTCGGGTAATGTTATAAATTAACCCATGCGACTGGTGGGCCGCTTTAACAAGTAGCTCACCACAAGCCTTTGAGGCAGAGTAAGGATTTCTTGGATCCAGGGGGGCATCTTCCTTCCAAGCAGGATCTGACTCACTAGTAAGCTGGCCATAAACCTCATCTGTGGAAATATAAATCAATCTCTCTACATTATGTTTTACGCAAGCATTAATAATAACTTGAGTTCCAAGGACATTGCTGGTTATGAAGTCATTAGGATTAGTTAGCGAATAATCTACAAAGCTTTCAGCGGCACCATGAATAACAATATCTGGTCGCTCAAATTGAAATATCTTATCTATAACATGCTGATCTCTTAAATCCGCAAGATAGAAGACATGCCCCTTATTAAAATATAGAGCATTGGCATTGGTGCTATCGCTAACTCTATCAATGCTGACAAAATTATACGGTCCCTTTTCATGCATAGCTCTACGAATGAAATTGCTAAATATAAATCCGCAAGTTCCAGTTAATAGTACTTTTTTCATTTGTCCTTACCCTTATACAAATTATAAAATGGATCTTTAGTATAAGCTTCTTCATCTAAAGTACATCTATTATTCCATTTACCAATTAAATGATTAGAGTTGTGTGTCATAAATAGCTTATTAGTTGGGTTCTTTTTTAGAGAGGCACTTTCTTCATGAAATATATCTGTACTACCACAATATACAATTTTCTTATTCATATTAAGACCAATAGATAAGCATAAATCAACATCATCAAATGCCCAATGAAGCTTCTCATCCATGCCCTTAGTTCCTGATGCATTTGTTGTGCATGAGTTTCTGAAGTATTCTCCCTTAGTTAGCAATACGGCGCCAGTCACAACCTGAAACTGTCTATTTTTTTCGGCAGCATGATCTGTAATTTGATTAGATCTAAAATGTAATGGTAGACGATGTTTCGGATTAAATACAACGCCAGCATGCTGTAGTCTGTTTGTTCCAGTAAATAATAATCTGGCACCTACTGCACCAACATCATCATCTTTCTTTATGACTTCAATCATCTGCTTGATGGACTTAGTGTCATTGACTACTACATCATTATTCAATAGCATTACTAAATCATTATCAGCTGGCGCTGCTTCTGTAAAAAGCATATTCATACCTTCAGAAAAGTTCTGCCTATTATCTTTATATGGAATTACTTTAATCTTATCGCCCCAAGAAGAGGCTACTGCAACAGTGTCGTCTTTAGACCCATTATCTTTAATTAGCCAAGTGTAATCAATCCCATCTAATGCTGGCAATATAGATTCTTTTAGCTTAGTTAGTTTGTCGCAAGCGTTCCAGGTCAATGTTAACAGATATAGCATTACTTCCCCTTACAGTCCTATACTTAGATTAGCTCCGACAAAAACACTGCCTGATGGTGTAATCTGTACAGAGGGCCCAACATATGTATTACTTACTACTCCAGCAGGGAATATACCACCTATGTTGACGTTTACAGGGTTCACTATAACAGCAAACTCATTTTTGTTCGATGAATAGCCCGCACCAACTTGCAATAAGCTTATAGCTGGTGTTGTCTTGTATTTTCCATAACTTATGAAGCCGAACGTTCCGCCAGCGTTAAACGTACCATTAACTGGCAAGCTTGTTACATTGATACCGCCACCTGTGGTAATAAATAGCTTTGGGTTCCAAAAACTAAACTTGGCATCTGGATACACTTGCTGAGTGATAGCAGTCTTAATTGGCACTTCATAATCTTTGCCATCTACCTTCATAGTAAACTTATTATAAACGGATAGTCTCTGATTTTCATCAGTACCTATTACGCTAGCAACATGATATTCTCTCGGATTAATATCAACTGACCAAGGTGCCTTTTGCCAAGCACTAAATCCAACTTTACCAAATGGAACTTTAACTTTACCAAAATCCTCATTAAGAGCTAATGTTTGTTCGGTCTTCATATATCCAAATGGATCTGCATTAGGACATACTGTTCCATCCGGACAAGTTGGAACAGTTGGGTTTGGGTTGGTGTTGCCGGGGCCCGTACTAGGGACGTTGGTGCCGTGCTGCCCGTTGCTCGCCGAAACTATAACATTAACTGCTGTTACCTGGGCATTAAGTTTATCCATATCATCCTGGATTGCTTTAAGATTTACTCCATTGTCTGTTATGAACTTTTCCATATCAGCTTTGGTTGTCCATTGAGACTGGCTACGAACGATGCCGTCAATCAAATCCCTCTGAGCGATCATGCTTGTTTCTATGGCTGCTTGCCTGTTAGAGTTCTGCACCTGCATATAGATTATGAATGACATGCTTCCAAATAATAAAACGCCCATTACAATTAATAATATTTTTGTTGATAGTGACATGACTTACCTTACTTTTTTATATGAATGTAAAATGAATATAACATAAGAGTTATTTACCTGCCCACTTCTTGACGAAGATTTGGCGAGCTTGTGAATATAATACGTGAGTGTTTAGCTGTTTGCTTGTTTGTTTGCCGAAATGAACGACTGGAACGGGCACCACCTCAAACTTAATGCCCATTCTGCGGGCCCTAAAAGAAAGATCGGTGTCCTCAAAATAAGCTATTCCAAACTCTTCTGAAAAAATTTGGGGTATGGCATTCGTCTCTTGACGAGGAATATGAAGTTTTAACCACATCTCCCTGGAAGATGCTATACACCATCCGCCCATATAAGAGTTTCCAGTTAATACTTGATTGGCTTCTTTTACAAAGTTCAACTGATTATCTAGCTGCCCCATAGTTGGGCCTACGATAGCGTATGGGCACCACTTAATCAATTCAGTAGTCCAATCACTATGATTTGATTTAACTCTAATATCATTATTAAGAAACAATATATTATTGGCTGTAGCTAATGAGAAGCCAATATTACAAGCTTTAGCAAATCCCAAATTAGTATCATTACGATGATAAATGATACGAGTATTGTTTTGTAATTGAGTCTGTGTTTCATCGGTGCTACAATTATCTACAACAATGATCTCATGGTCATCTGGCAATGCAGACAAATCATTCAGACAAGATTTTGTAAAATTGAACTTATTCCAAACTGGAATGACTATACTTAATTTCTTACTCATTACTCTCCAACTATAACTGATTTTCTAGTTAATTTAGATAGGCATTTTGCATTAATAACTGAAACACCAATAGTCTCATATACTTTCCAGCCAAGCACTTGTCCTTTAGAACAGTCTCTTGCTTCTATTTTGTTTCTAGATGTAATTATGATTTGATCATTAACATCAAGCGGGCATACCTTATCGGCTGGTAAAGCTTCTATTTCTTTTCTAATGGGAAACATCTAATGCCTCTAGTGTCGTTGCTGTTGAAATAAAGCCATGAAGTTTTTTCATAGTTAATGTGGGGAAATAAATGATATTTGTGTGTAAAAGATACGGCCGGACCTTGATTATAGGGGCCAATGGTTATCACATCATTATCATATGGCTTTTCATCTTCATAAATATTATTTAATGACATAGCCCAACAAACCTTTCGGCCACCTTAGTCCAAGAATAATCTGGAAGTATCTCATTAATCTTTGGCACAAACTTCTTTACATAATCATCATAATTAGCAATTACATCTTTTAATTTAATTGCCGCTTGATTTACATCTGGATCAAATACGGCTGCATATGGAGATGGCTCCCAATATTGCATACGATTATCGGCACGAATTAACTTGCCATCAATTAATACAGAATTATTATCATTCATATAATCTAATTGTCCACCATATCTTGGAGCAATAACTACCTTATTAGCTGCGAACGCCTCTAATCCTGGCATCCAAAAGCATTCGGCATGCGTCATAGTAAATACTACATCACATGCATTATATAGTGGCTCAATGTCTGTAAGAAATGTATCTATAATCTCTACCTCTGCATGATTTTTATATTGATTTCTAAATTGATTGAACATATCATTAAATGGTACATCAAACATTGGATTGGGACCGCTCTTAGAAATCTTTAAAACCAAGCATACATCATCGGCCTTTGTGAAGGCTTTGCCCCAAGCATTTAGTAGTCCTGGTATATTCTTTCTTAAATGAGGTTGAGCGATATTAGATAGAACCTTATACTTCTTCTTGGTCTTAAGAGGATACTTTCCTAGATTTTTGAAACGCTCTAAATGAATGCCATGAGGTATAACAACTTGGCGATCTGCTGGCATTCCATTGTCAGTAAATATCTTTTTGGAAAAATTAGATGACGGAACAACCTTATCTACGGCTTGAGCATATTTTGCAAAAGCCTTTGGCAATACTGTAGTTTCGTAATTCCAGATACCAAATCTGTTGGTGTTGCCTCGTGTGAAGTAAGCTCCGAAGTTTCTTAAAGCGGTATATGATAGTTGCATGTCATAGTTGGACTCTAATTTAGAGCCAACTTTATCCATGTATTGTGCAACGGGCACCTCTTCGCCCTCAGTAAGGAATCCCTTGAGATAAGGCTTTAAATCTTCTGGGAAATATTGAGTACCATTTGTTGAAAACATATCTACATGATGGCCTAGTTTAATTAGTTCACGAGATATATTTTGCGCCACAATTGACCAACTATGATTAAGGGCACAAAACCCAAACCAACATACTTTCATTGTAATCTCCAATTAGACGATTTACCTCTATTAATGATATTATGTTTAGATAAATATAGATGCAAATTATCTAATGCCCAATATATAATAAAATTAAATTTTAGCTCATCGCTCATGTCAAGTCCAAAGGCCCCTTCTTATCTTCATTAGGCGAAGGATCATCTCCTCGGTCTTGAGTTCTATATCAGCTTCTAATTTATTCATCTGCTTCCAATATAAATCCATATTGGGCCATTTATTCTTTTTGTGCTCCCACCATAAATCTTGCATTCTTTTGTGCTCAGCATCATCTAATGATCTTTGGACGGTCCACCAATAATTAATTGCCAAAGCCTCTTGCAAATGTTTGTGTTGGATTTTCATCCCTTCATCTGCGTATATTTCTTCTAATGAATATTTCTTAGTTAAATCATAGGGCCCTTCGTCTAAGTATTCTTTAAGAAGGTTGAACATAGCATATAACATCTTTTCCGGAACATCTACCCAACCATATCGATAGCCATCTTTTTGACGAAGGTCTAGCATATGATAGCGGCGCTTCGGAACCAAATGAGATACAAGCCAATACTTAGCGTCACTGACGGGGCGCCAGAGCGGGAACCACACCCTATATAGGAGGAAACATCGCAGCGTCTCCGCAAAGAAATACTTTGCTGGATGCATTTTTTTGACAATTTTGTGCCAGTCTTGCCAAGTAGGGCCGATAGGGTTATCACTAAAAGTTTCGTCTTCTAATGCGTCGCAATCGCTCATGCCTAACTCTACGGGGCCAGGCAGCTTAAATAGTTTTTTTACAAATGACATGCACTCATCGTAAATCTACGAAGATATTTGTCAAGCCCTCGCTTATTTCCACAAATTATTGACTTGCGTAGAGTTTACGACAACAGGCTTGTTGTTAAATCCAGCCTTCTTCATAAATACCTGTATCTGAACTTTTGTATTAAATGTTTTTAGAACAGGATCTTCATATAAATTAGTAAAGTTAAGAGATAGCAGGCCAGTAGCATAATCTACAGATACACCAATCTTACCATCTATAATTACTCCAGAATAGCCATCATTAGTTAGACCATTAGTATTTGGAGAGAATGATTGCACAGATACTGAGAACCTTAATTGCTCTTTTGTTAATGCATCAGATTTAACGAATGAACAGTCAGCAAATCTCATTGCTGGAAAACCAAGGCGTGTAACGCCAGCACCAGTATAATCAATGATAAAATCATCCATAAGATTAACTGTTTTTTCTAGGCCAGTTAATCCATCTGGTATTTCTAATACAACTGTGCCAACCTCGAAATCTACCTTGTAGAAATATCCGTCAGGTCTTTGTAGCTCGCCCCCTAATCCAAGAATTAGATTATTTGGAACGAATACATTTACTGTTCCAGGATCAAATGCTGGTGCGGCAGCATAGATAGTATCTACAACTCCACTTAAAGTGCATTCGTTTTCAGTAAATCCAGTTAAGTTTGTAAATGCACATGGAACTAATTTTGGATTACTATTTACAACTATTAATGACTCATCCCAAGTTAATTGCTTTTGTAAAAGCATAGGAATTGGTGAAGTTAAATAATTGTGTGAGTCAAAATATCCA